GATGCAGCGTAGTCTCGTGGGCTCGGAGATGTGTATAAGAGACAGATATAGATTAATACAATATCTACATTTTTTTGATCAGATATTTTCCACAGAGCTTCAACTTCTTTTTCAGTGAATGGAGTGCGTTTAGTTTCTCCCTGTTCTGCGCTGACAGAAATTATTTGAGAATACATCTTATCTATAATGTCTAATTCAAATGCAAAATTATCTAAATGCCACCAAAGTGCTTTGATATGAGATTGTGTAGCGTAACTACGACCACAATCGTCCATGGTTGCTTGCATATGATAAGCTCGTATTTGCCTATATTTCTTTCCGTACAGTTTTTGACAATGTTTATAAGCTGCTTTAAGTGTATATAAACGAGAACTTCCAAGTTTAGGAGCTTTTACTTCAAGCCATCGCTTATATAATTCTGCAAGAGTGACGCGATTGCGATCAATATTCCAAGGATTATCATTGTACCTGGCTAAAATAATATTTGCCTCTTCACGAGTTGCAGCATAGTCCACTGGGACCTGCCTTCCGTGTCCATCTTCATCGTATGTAGTGACTTTGATCACATAAGGGCGTGATCGATTGCCTTTTAATTTGGTTACACTGCCGTAGCCGTTTGGGTTTCTTCTTGTCATATACCATCATTCCTTTCCTAAAAAAGGGTACAAAAAATACACCCTTATCAAATTGTGTTTTTGCAGGATGTATGATATAATTCTGGTGTTGAGTCAGAGACATATCATACACTACGTTGATAGGTTTCTAAATTTCGCCTGGTTGGTAGCCAGGCGTTTTTTGTAATTATCTTTTATTTAAAAATATAAATTGGAGAATAATTTGCATCAACTCCGAAAGTATTTGAATATGTAAAAGGACTTCCAATCAAACTAATTTTATCTCCTGTCTTTGGAAGTTTTGCATAACTTTTATTTACAAAGCAAAGAAGTTTATCATCTGTACCATCTAAATTAAGGCTAACAATATTTGTAGCATACCGTAAGGCTGACGAAAATTCATATTCTCCTGACACACTGGAATCGACACTATCTGAGATTTTTTTTCTTTCCGCTTCGGAATATGGATTTTCTATAACAGATGCTACTTTTCCCATGATACGAGAGGTCGTGGAATTGCCTATTACACTATTTGTATTGCTTTTGTATTTTACTTTAGATAAATTTGGAGTGATCACTTTACAATTATCTGAATATATAGATGCCCGAGACTTTCCATTTTCATTATATTTTGGGAATATTGTAACTTCAACTTTGATATTATCTCCAGGATTCAGCAATGCGATTTCAGACGGCACTTTTGTACTTTTCTTAGATGCATGAAAAAAACACAAAAAACTGTTTTCAGAGTTTTCCTCTTCTTGAAGATTTAAAGCAGTTCCAAGAATATATGCAAACTTTCCACGAAGCTGAATAGTTTGATTTATAGATAAATCATTTTTTTCTGCATATTGCTTTATAACATCAGTATATTTATTTTCCTCCTTTTCGCTATCGCTCCAATATTTTGTTTTTTCTTCAACGGAATTAACGACTTTGTTATAGGATTTAAGGAAATCATCAATATTATATTCTTTGACAGTTTCTTTGTTTGATCCACAAGCAGTTATTAGTACCAGTATGCCTAATAAACTCCATAATAACAAAAACTTTTTTCTCATAATTTTTCCTCCTCGTATATAAAGTATGTTATAATAAATTTGTATAGCTTACATATTTTATACACTAGAGGTAGCGGTGGCTTATTGCAGTAGGTCATCGCTATTTTAATCTTAGTTTAATCAACTCTTCATTATAGCCGAGTGCATGCGCGATCTGTCCAGTGGTGTATTCCTGGTACTCTAAAAATATATCGTCCGGCACAAGAAGTTCCATAGCAAATAGATCCGCTTCTTTTTCATACTTCGTTGTATTGAACCCAGTATATGTATCCATGAATAAAGCATTAGCTTTTTTATGCAACAACATATGACCTAACTCATGAGCACAGACAAGGATTTGTTCATGTTCTGGAAGAGAATCGTCAATATAAATAATGTTGTTACGTTGAAAATATTGATAGAATCCTCTGACACCTTCAAGTGGCACTGGCACAAGGATCACATTCATTCCCTTGATAATCTCAAAGGGGTCTCTTGTTTTGTGTTTCTTGACAAGCGAATTTACAATCTTTTTTATGTCCATTCACATCAGTCCTTTTTATATTTTTTAGGTGTATATTTTTCCTTGTTCTTTTTCTTAGCCATCTCCATCCCAATTTCCATTGCGTTTAGAATAGATTCAATTGCTTCAGGAGAAGCGGGATCGCCATCAAACATTAATCCTTCTTGGGATGTTAGTTTGTCTTTGGTTTGCTGTAGGATTTCTTCTATTTGTTTTGTGTCTCTTTTGTTGAGCTCTGGTTGGTTTTCAGCAAATGGAATATAAGTAGTTTTAAGCGTTCTTCCTAATAAATAATCGATATCGACATTGAAGAAATCAGCAATCAATTCTAATGTTTCAAAATCTGGTTCACGAGCTCCGCTTTCATACATTCCGATAGTACTTCTGGAAATTTTTAATTTTTTTGCGAGAGCATCTTGAGTTAAACTATGAGAAGTTCGCAACGATTTTAATATATTTTGAAAATTTCCCACTTTATAAATCACCTTCCTTATATATTGTATTTGTTGATATAAGAATATCACGTAACGTGAAAAAAGTAAATAGAAATGTCACAAAAAGTGTTGACACAATACGTGACATATGATAATATATAGTTGAAGCAAAGGTAAGACAATAAAGAAAGGAAGTGAGAAAATGTTGGATGCCAAAGAAATTGGGTGTCGACTAAGAGAGTTAAGAGGAAACATCTCGAGAGAAACTGTTGCCGATGCTGTTGGCATAAGTGTATCTGCTATATCAATGTATGAAAATGGAGAACGCATTCCTCGTGATGTTGTTAAAGTTAAATTAGCTTCATATTACGGCAAAAGTGTACAGGAAATTTTTTTTGATGAAAAATGTCACGTTTAGTGACTTAACAAACTTCCGAGCTTGCGCTCATTAGTAAATCTACAAAAACGAAATTAAATAACCAGGAGGTGGGAAAGACGAAAACAGTAGATATGACAAGATATATCGCGTGTGTGGTATGGCTGATAAGTTTTGGGATTAATATATACCGACTTTCGCGAGTAAAAAAGCAAGATCCTGAATCTACAGAGAAACAGGACCTTATACTGATTCGAATGGCACTAGATGTTGTATTGTTCGCTTTGTTTTTGAGAAGAGTGAGTATATATTTTTGGATTTAAATTTTGAGAATCAATTGTTTGAATCGGACTTATTAAGATTTAAATGTAATTCTTCATCTTTTAAATCTAATTCACGATCTTTTTGATCTAGCTCACGTTCTTTTTGCTCAAACTCAAGTTTTTTGTATTTTTTATCCAATTGTAATTGCTCTTTGGATATTTGATTAGACTCAGCTTGAAGTTTGTTTTGAGTAATGAGGCAACAAACAGTAATAGCAGAAATAATAGTTGTTACGATGGAAATAAAGAGTTTGATAGATATCTTTTCCTTAATAGGTAACAAAATATCTGAAATAGATGGAGTGTTATCAAAAATATCAGAGATGGAATCTACAAAACTTATAGGTGCAGAAACTGTATCCTGATCAAATTCAAATTGATCCACATCAAAATCTGAAGAACTTTCAAAAGCAGAAAGTATTTCTTTCGAAGTAATTATTAACTCTGTAGCCTGTTGCTGGAGAGAAGAAGTATATGTATTTTGAAGCTTTTGTATACTCTTACATACTCCACTTACAGCAGGACCATTTAGATATGAATCTTTTATGCATGACGAGAGTTTAATTGCGGATGCAAGCGCAGAGTTGTCCATGGATAGGCCCATAACTTTAACATTTAAGGCTGCAGTGTATTTCACTTTGCTAGCAATAGCATCTACCATCGTAGGTTTTGGAACAAATTTTTTCGCATTTAAGGATGCAGCTAAAGCAGAATGTGGAATGGTTTTTGCATAAAAGTTAGATCTTTTTGTGAATGCTTGCGTGAATCCTTTATATGAATCTAAAGTTTTTTGAATTGACGATAGCTCTTTAGAAAACGAATTAATTTTATCGTATTTCATAGGTTTATTCTCCTTTCATTATTACTCGGGCATGGCGGTGCCCTGTGAATTAAGTATAGGAGATATATGAAAGAAAGACAACAGAATAATGGCAGATGGCTTAATCCTCTGTCCGATACATATAACCCCGAAACTCCTCCATAAAATTGGTTAATCATTAAAAATAGCACTCAATCGGACGGAGAGTTAAGCCATCTGAAGAAAGGTAGGTGATGAAAGTGTTCAAGGACAGGCTTAAAAAAGTGATGGTAGATCAAAATATCAACCAAGTAGAATTATCCAGGATCTGCGGTGTGAGTAGGTCAACCGTTAGCAAATGGATGTCTGGGGATTCGGAACCGGCGAAGGCGAGAAGAAATGAGATTGCAGAAGCATTTGATCTCCCAGAGAATTACTTCGAAGAGATAGTAATTCCCAAGCAGAAGATAGAGACGTTAACCCCGAAAGAAGCTGCATATTTAATGGGGATGAGCGTTGAATCAATACAAAAAGGACTGATTCAAGGAATTTTTCCATGGGGATATGCAATCCGAACAAGCGAAAAAAAGCATAGGTATTTCATAAATGCAAAAAAGTTTTTTGCGACTGAAATGATAAGCGTATGAGAAAGGGGCATAAAGATGCACACAGAAACAAAAGCAATGATCTGCACGTCAGCAGTGCTAATCGCAATTGGAATCTTTAAAGAATTAGCTGCAGTGTGTTTGATCACAGCAGTAGTATTTGAGGAAGGAGTGAAGAGGTTTGATAAATGAGAAAGAAATTCTGAAAGAGCTTGATGAACGAATTGCTATTCAGAACAGAAACATTGAAAGAGTAATTCAAGTATCAAACAATCAAGTGGAACTTGCTTTACTTGAAAGAGAGATTGCGACATATCTGAGTGTAAAGAAGCTGATAAAAGAAAAATGCACCCCCTGAAGCGGCAACTTCAGAAGGTGCGGATATAAATAATTTAACACAAGTGCATTATAGCACAGAAAGCGAGAAGGAACAATGACAAAAGAGTTTTTATTACAGTGCGAAAAAAAAATAGAAGAAGCATACAAATGTGCAGCAATCGATCAGGGCGATAAAGTGAACGACATCGTTGGAGAAGTATGTAGAGACATTCTTTTTAAAATATCAGATGACGTAACACCCGTTTCTGAAGGGACATTGCCTTATATCGTGGCATCTTTGAGAGTATTGGCGAATGCTTTATCCAAAGAATTAGATCCTTTGGATAAAGAGATTTCAAAAGCAGTACAGTGGCGAATGACGACAGAGTGTGGGTTTAAGAAACAAGTAGAAAGGGTATAAACAATGAAAGAAGATAGATTGCTGATCAGTCGTGAAGTATACGATGAATTAGCCGCATCTTATGAAAGGGTTGAAACTCTTGTCCGGTTGCATAAAGCTGGACAGGATCTTGATACAAACCTGATCTTTCAGATCTTAGGGATCGGGTATCTATTAAACAAAGAAGAATTAGGAGGACATAACAATGGAGATTACAGTAAACGTAACAGGGCTTGACAATCTGGCAAATGCTATCTTTGCACTGGCAAAGACCGCAGGAAACTGCAAAGAGGAAACACAGGTAGATGCAACAAAGGTAACACCCGTAGTGCAGCAGACAGTCGCACCAGCGGAAACAGCCGCACAAACAACTACAACTGTACCGAGCACACCACCAGTACAGAATGTACAGCCAGTACCAACAACACAGACCGCACAAACGGTACCTGTGGCACCTACAGTTAGTCCAGTGCCAACAGCTACAGCAGCCCCTACATATTCGATGGAACAGTTAGCAGTCGCAGCGACAGGTCTGATCGATGCCGGAAAGATGCAGGATGTCCAGAATACGCTAGCGTCTTTAGGCGCACAGACATTGATGGATCTGCCACAGGAGAAATATGGGGAGTTTGCATCTGCGATCAAAGCGATCGGGGCGGTGATCTAAGATGGCGAAGAAAAGAAAACATGCTTTGTTATCAGCAAGCGGAGCGGTGCAGTGGATCCACTGTACTCCTTCCGCAAAACTGTGTGATGAGCTTCCAGATACAGAGACCTCTTATACCCAAGAAGGAACACTGGCACATGAGATCTGTGAGTTAAAATTGACAGCAGATTCTTTAAAGACCGGAACCTACACAAGAAGAATGAACAAGATCAAAAAGAATGAACTGTATCAGGAAGAGATGCAGGGATTCACAGATCAGTATGTTGACTATGTGGAGACACTTAGCAACAGTCTTCCAGAAAAGCCATATATGGCAGTGGAAAAAAGAGTTGAGTTTGATGAGTACGTGCCAGATGGATTCGGTACTGCAGACTGCATCCTGATCTGCGGTACGGTCATGCATGTCATCGATTTTAAATACGGAAAAGGTGTCCCAGTAAATGCAGGTGGGAACCCGCAGATGGGATTATATGCACTAGGAGCATTAAAGGCTTACGGATTTTTATATCCGATCGAGGACATTTTTTTTCATATCGTACAGCCAAGGCTCAATAACTTTTCCACATGGAAAACGAACAAACGAGAGCTGACAACATGGGGCAATGTCGTAGTCAAACCGAAAGCTGAATTAGCATACAAAGGAGAAGGAGAGTTTCGTTCCGGGGAACACTGTAGATTCTGCAAAGTCTTAAACTGCAGACAGAGAGCTTATGACAATCTGGAACTTCTGGAAACCTATGAAACAAAACTTCCACCGGAGCTTTCAGACGAAGAGGTGGGAGAAGCCCTTGCAAAAGCAGAACAGTTGGTTGTCTGGCATAAAAAATTAAAGTCCTATGCACAGACAAAACTGATCGATGGCGGAGAGATCCCTGGATGGAAGATCGTTGAAGGCAGAAGCAATCGTATGATCACAGATTACGAGAAGATGGCGGATGTTCTGGAACAGAATGGATATCCAAAAGAAACTCTGTATGAAAGGGCACAGCTTACCCTGACAGATCTTGAAAAGATGGTCGGAAAGAAAGACTTCCAGACGATCTGCGGGGAGTTCATCCAAAAGCCAAATGGGAAGCCAACGCTTGCACCGGAATCCGATAAACGTCCGGTCTATAACCCGAAAACAACAGCAGCAGAAGATTTTAAATAAAAGGAGTAAAAAATTATGAGTAATACAAAAGTAACAACAGGTGAAGTAAGATTTTCATTTCCACACGTATTTCAGCCACATGCGAACAATCCAGGACAGGAAGAAAAATATTCTGTGACGATCCTGATCCCTAAGACAGACACAGCAACGATCAATGCGATCCAGGCAGCAATGCAGGCTGCAGCACAGGAAGGTGTCTCTACAAAATTCAATGGTCAGATGCCGGCAATGCTGAAGACCCCGATGCATGATGGAGATGGAACAAGACCAAACGGAGAGCCATTCGGAGAAGAGTGTAAAGGACATATGGTTATGACAGCATCCAGTAAACAGAGACCGGAAGTTGTCGATGCAAACTGTCAGGCAATCTTAAATCCTGCAGAAGTATATGCCGGATGCTACGGAAGAGTTTCTTTAAACTTCTTCCCATATAACACAAACGGAAACAGAGGTGTTGGATGCGGACTGAACAATGTCCAGAAGACAAGAGAAGGTGACCCATTAACAGGAAGAACAACCGCAGCGGAAGACTTTGGACCAATGCCACAGGCAAATGTCCAGGCCGCAGCAGTTCCGCAGATGAGCACACAGGCTGCAGCCACACAGCAGGGCGTGAATCCTGTCACTGGAATTAATCCGATCACGGGGGCTCCGATCAATGGCAGCGGAGTTATGGGATTATGATCCCGCAGAAAAACATCCTGCATATCGATATCGAGACTTATAGTAGTGTAGACATTGCAAAGTCCGGGCTGTACAAGTATGTACAGTCTCCGGACTTTCAGATTCTGCTGTTTGCTTATGCCTATGATGATGGACCTGTTGAGATCATAGATCTTGCACAGGGGGAGAAACTTCCGGAAAACGTGATCGATGATCTGAAAGCACCAGCAACGATCAAGATGGCTCATAACGCAAATTTCGAGATCAATGCATTAAGTCAGTTTTATGAGATCTGGCCGGATCAGTGGCAGTGTACGATGATCCATTCTCTTTACTGCGGGTATCCGGCATCCCTTGCAGGAGTTGGGAAAGCAATGGGATTTCCACAGGAGAAGCAAAAGATGGCAGTTGGAAAAGCACTGATCCGTTATTTTTGTGTACCATGCAAGCCTACAAAGAGAAACGGCGGACGCACAAGAAACTTTCCTGAACATGATATAGAGAAATGGAACCTGTTTAAAGAATACTGCAAACAAGATGTGGAAGTGGAACGTGCGATCGAGGATCATCTAAAGGATTATCCGGTTCCAACGCAGGAATGGACCAACTGGCATTATGACCAGACTATTAATCAACAGGGGACTCAGGTGGACCTTGCACTGATCAATGGGGCATTGGAATTAAGTGATCAGGCAGCATTAAAGCTTGGAGATGATATCCGGCGTGTTTCTGGAATCGATAATCCGAACAGTGTTGCCCAGTTAAAACAGTGGTTATCTGATCAACTCGGGAAAGATATTGATAAGTTAGGGAAAGAAGCAGTGAACGAACTGTTAGAAGCTCCACAGGTAAAAGCAAACCCCGCAGTTTATTATGTTCTGAAGAAACGTAAAGAGATGGCCAAGAGTTCTGTGAAAAAATATACAGCTATGGAAAACGCGGTCTGCAAGGATGGAAGAGTCCGTGGATTATTACAGTTTTATGGCGCAAACAGAACAGGAAGATGGGCAGGACGTCTGGTACAGGTCCAGAACCTTCCAAGAAACTATATTCCGGAGTTGTCACTGGCAAGGAATCTGGTAAAACAGGAAAATGCAGCGATGCTGGAACTGACTTATGGCAGTCTGCCAGATACGATCTCACAGCTGATCCGGACAGCATTTGTTCCAAGAGAGGGATATGAGTTTGTCGTTGCAGACTTTTCAGCGATCGAAGCGAGAGTGATCAGCTGGTTAGCTGGAGAGGATTGGAGACTGGAAGTCTTCCGTACCCACGGCAAGATTTACGAGGCTTCGGCATCCAGTATGTTTAACGTACCGATCGAGAAGATCAAAAAAGGGAATCCGGAATATGCACTCAGGGCAAAAGGAAAGGTCGCAGAATTAGCCCTCGGGTACCAAGGTGGTACCGGAGCATTGATTCAGATGGGAGCATTAAGGATGGGACTTACGGAAGAAGAACTTCCGGATATCGTACACCGATGGAGGACAGCGAACAAACGGATTCAGGATTTCTGGTATACCGTAGAGAATTGTGCGATCGAGACGGTAACACTCGGAACAACAAACCAGATCCAGCACGGGATCACGTTTATGAGAGATGCGGATTATTTTATGATCAAACTTCCTTCCGGACGATGCTTATTTTATCCAGACCCGCAAATCGGAGAGAATGCATGGGGAAATAAGAGTATCACATACATGGGCATCGATGGAACGAAAAAATGGCAGAGACTTGAAACGTACGGTGGGAAACTAGTCGAGAATATTGTACAGGCAGTGGCAAGAGATCTGCTGGCGAATGCGATCCGAAATATGTTATTCGGTGGTTATCTCATCAACTTTCATATCCACGATGAGATCATAGCAGAAGTGCCAAAAGGTTCTGATCTGACACTGGAGAAAGCCATCGATCTGATGTGCAGGGCTCCGGAGTGGGCAGAAGGGCTGCCGTTAAACGCAGATGGATTTACAGGAGATTTCTATAAGAAAGAGTAGGAGGAACGGCATGTTTCAGAATGACTTAAAAATTAAAATATCAACGGGAAGCAGCCGAAGATCAAAGACCTGGCTGAAACAGGAGATGTACTGGTCAGATTTTGTAGAGAAGCTTGAACATCCGATCAGGACAGAAGAAACTCTGGCAGAGTATATGGGTTACCGCAAAGCAAAGCAGGATGAGATCAAGGACGTCGGCGGTTTTGTCGGTGGCGAACTTTCCGGAGAACAGAGAAGAAATGAAAATGCCGGTTATCGCTATCTGATCACACTTGATGCCGACCATATAAAACCGGGTGGAACTGATGAGGTGATCGGCATCTTAGAAAACCTTGGTTGTTCTTATGTGGTCTACAGTACCAGGAAGCATGAAGAAGCAGCACCGCGACTTCGAATCATTCTGCCACTGGATCAGCCTGCTTCTCCGGATGAATATGAGCCGATCGCGAGACGTGCCGCGGAGTATATCGGAATGGGCATCTTTGACCCGACAACTTTCGAAACAGTTCGATTGATGTACTGGCCAAGCTGCAGTAAGGACAGTCAGTATCGATTCTGCTATGCAGACAAGCCGTTTTTAAGTAAAGACGGAATGCTTGCAACATATGATAACTGGAGAGATATCACACAGTGGCCGGAAGTGCCAGGAGCGGTAAAGCTCCGTGACCGCAGTATCAAAAAACAGGGAAATCCATTAGAAAAGAAAGGAATCGTCGGTGCGTTCTGTAAGACCTATACAGTAGAGCAGGCAATGGATGCGTTCTTAGGTGGTATCTATGAGCCATGTGATATGCATCCGGGCCGTTATACCTATACAGAGGGTTCAACAGTTGGCGGAGCCGTGTTATATGAGGATGGATTATTCTTATACAGCCATCATGCCACAGATCCTGCAGGTGGAAGATTATGCAATGCATTTGATCTGGTCCGGATCCATAAGTTTTATGAACTTGATTATGGATCAAAGGAAGGAACGCCGATCACAAGGCTTCCATCCTTTTCTGCAATGTGTGAGTTTGCGATGGAACAGCCAAATGTTGCAAAAGTCATTACTGCAGAACGATATGAACGTGCACAGTCCGAATTTTCACAGGATATATCAAAAGAAGATCTTGACTGGATGGAAAAGTTAAGCTGCAGTTCACAGACAGGAATGCCGAATAAGACGATCGATAACGTGCTGATCATTCTGGAGAACGATCCAAACTTAAAGGACCGATTATATCATGATGAATTTGCGAACAGAGCAACTGTCTGTAGACCGATGCCGTGGGAATTTCATCCGGAGTTTCCTTATAAGGATCGCGCATGGACCGATGAAGATGATGCCGGATTAAGACATTACATGGAGAAGACTTACGGGATCACAGGAGAAAAGAAGATATTAGACGGCATGGCGATCTATGCAAACCGACATAAAAGACATAAGATCCGTGAGTATCTTACAAGCCTTAACTGGGATGGGGTCAGACGATTAGATACGCTATTGATCGATTATTTCGGAGCAGAAGATTCTGAATATGTACGTGCGGCAACAAGAAAGACTTTGTGCGCTGCGGTTGCCAGAGCCATGCATCCAGGATGTAAGTTTGATTATATGCTGATCCTGTCGGGAGCGCAGGGCGTTGGAAAGAGTACGTTCTTTTCGATGTTGGGCAAAGACTGGTATTCCGATTCAATGAGTACCTTTGAAGGGAAAGATGCGGCAGAGATGGTGCAGGGCTACTGGATCATTGAAGCTGGGGAGTTGACTGGATTTAACAGATCAGAGATGAATGCGGTCAAACAATTCTTAAGTAAGAAAGAAGATGTTTATCGTATGCCGTATGGACGCAGGACTGCGAATTTTCCACGAAACTGTATCATCGTAGGAACTACGAACGATAAAGAGTTCTTAAAGGACAGAACAGGAAATCGTAGATTCTGGCCAGTTGGACTCGGAAAACAGAAACCAAAGAAGAACATCTTCCAGGAACTGCCGGCAGAAGTCGATCAGGTATGGGCAGAAGCGGCTGCAAGATGGATGTTAGGAGAGCCGCTGTATATGTCCGGAGATGTCGCTAAAGTGGCACAGGAGAAGCAGGAGACTTACAGAGAAGCATCTCCAAAAGAAGGTGTGATCAGAGAGTTCCTGGAGAAGAAGATTCCAACAGACTGGGCACAGAAGAGTGTTGCGCAGAGAAAGTCCTTTTTCAATAGCGAATTTCAAGTAAAAGATGAGAGCAACTTAGTAGAAAGGGACCGAATATGTGCGGCTGAAGTATGGTGTGAGTGCTTCGGAGGGGATCTAAAGCAGATGAAAAGACACGATATTATAGAAATCAATGGAATCTTAAATTGTATGCAAGGTTGGGAAAGAAGACAACTTGTAAGAGTTGGTCCGTACGGATCGCAAAGAGGGTATATCCGTGTTAACAAAGGGTAAAAAGACAAACAGTTGTTAACATTCAAAAAATATGGCTGTTAACAAAGATAACATTGTGTAAACATTCAAAGTTAACACCAAAAACCCAGTAAATTCAATGGCTGTAGCTATTGTTAACAATGTTAACATTAAGTTCTTTAAAAATAAAATATAAAGGGTAATAGTATAACGTACCCCATGTGCATACATACACGCGTATATATATAAGGGCAATATGTAAACACGTTAACAGCAAAGGAGAATGATATGAGAGAAAGCAGTATAGAATCCAAGTTAAGGGATGAAGTAAAAGAGGTCGGCGGTACGGCGTATAAGTTTGTATCCCCGGGCAATGCTGGAGTACCAGACAGGGTTGTAATCCTTCAAGGCGGAAAATCTGGATTCGTAGAATTGAAACGTCCGGGAGAAAAAACAACACCGCTTCAGAAAGTTCAGATCCGTAAGATCTTGGCGACAGGATGTTATGCAACTGTTCTTGATAATAAAAAAGACATTGACCGAGTAATCTGGGAGATCGAAGCATGGAATCCCGGCAAGGCCCCGGACAAGATTACAGAGTTAGAACAGAGAGGCATGATATGAAATTCGTACCACACAATTATCAGCGATACTGCATTAACCGCATGATCACGGATCCGGTCTTAGGATTGTTTCTTGACATGGGACTTGGAAAGACAGTGATCACACTGACAGCAGTCAATGATCTGAGATTCAATCGGTTTGCAGTCCGGAAAGTTCTTGTCATCGCGCCGAAGAAAGTTGCAGAAGATACATGGACAAGAGAATCACAGAAATGGGATCACTTAAAGATGCTTCGGGTGATCCCAGTCCTTGGAAGTATCAAACAGCGGATCAGAGCGATCAACACACCCGGCGATATCTGGGTGTTATCAAGAGACAATGTCTCATGGCTGGTTGACTATTACAAAAATGACTGGCCATTTGACATGGTGATCATCGATGAGTTGTCGAGCTTTAAGTCCAACAAAGCAAAACGATTCCGAAAATTAAAAAGCGTTAGGAGTCATATCCATCGGATCGTAGGGCTTACAGGAACACCAACCCCGAACGGACTGGAAGACCTGTGGGCACAGATCTATCTTCTGGATGAAGGAGAACGGCTAGGAAAGACTCTAACCGGATATCGTGATAATTACTTCACACCGGGAGCAAGAAACGGAAATGTGATCTATGAGTACAATCCAAGAACATGGGCAGACGAAGAGATTAATGAACGGATCAAAGATATCTGTATCTCCATGAAAGCAGAGGATTATCTGGAATTACCAGAACGGATCGATAATGTCCGTCATATCAAACTTCCAGATAAAGCAAAGAAGCAGTATGAAGAACTGGAGAAGACGATGATCGCGGATATCGATGGAGAGACTATTGACGTTACCAGTGCAGCGGCTTTAAGTAATAAACTTTTGCAGCTTTGCAACGGAGCTGTCTATGATGCAGACGGTATATACCATGAGGTGCATGACGAGAAGATCGAAGCCTTAAAAGAGATCATCGATGCAAATGCCGGAAAGGGGATATTAGTGTTTTATAACTTTAAGCATGACAAGGCACGGATCCAGAAGGCTTTGAAAAAGAGCAAGCTTCGGATCGGGGAATTAAAGAATCCGGACAGCATCACAGCCTGGAACAATGGGCAGATGGATATCCTACTTGCACATCCGGCAAGTGCAGCATATGGATTAAACCTCCAGGCAGGTGGGCACATCATTGTCTGGTTTGGACTTAACTGGTCATTGGAGTTATATCAACAGGCAAATGCCAGATTGTACCGGCAGGGACAGAAAGAGAATGTTGTGATCCATCATCTGGTTACTGCCGGCGGATATGATGAGAACGTCATGGATGCACTGGAAGCAAAAGAAGTTACACAGGATTCGTTTCTAGATGCCTTAAAGGCAAGGATCAAAAGTGTTAAGGAAAGTTAAGGAGTGAATTAATTATGGCAAAGATCAGACAGAAGCTTGCGAAGGTCTATATTCATTCGCAGGATAATGGCAATGACTTTGGGATCATCGACCATCTGGCTGAGGTCGGATATGATGTCGATTTCGAAGTTGTGGATAATGGAGTTGGCAATAAGGTAATCTCATGTGAGATCTATGATGCAGGGGGGGAAGAAAGACAATGATTAAAAATAACAGGACAGCAATGAACGCATACAAGAAGACCAGAGAGAAACACGGTGGGGATCATCCTCGCTGTGTAGTCTGTGGCGAAGTGATGGATCCAGAGGATGATGAGACAGAGCGGTCCAGAACAAAGAGAAGGACAGATTGTTTTGTACATAGGCATTGCGTGAAACACTGGGGAGACGTTTAAGTGCAAGGTTGATCACGAAAAATATCCAGAAGTGAAGTAGAAAGACAGATTTAAAAATATGATGGAGGGATAATTTATGATCATTGGATTTTTAAGCGGATTATTTATCGGAGCAGTAGCAGGAGTGGCAGTGATGTCACTCTGTGCCGCAGCGAAAGAGAGGGATGAGTTATGACAATAACAGAGAATCTTACAGGTGTCGTGAAAGAGGAACAAAAGACAATAACAGAATTTTTTGATGAAATAAAAAGCAACATCTGTGATAACTATTGCAAGTATCCAAGTGAAATAAAAGACTATGATGAGCTGATAGAAACAGTATGCAGCAAATGTCCGCTGCGAAAGTTGAACTAATTATTAGATTAGTTGAAATATTAGTTGAAGAATAAGTCGAAGGAGTTGATACATAATGGCATATAGAGATTGTCCGTGCCTAAATTGTAAAGATAGATCACACGGATCAAAGAGAGTTGCTTGTCAGACAGGATGTGAGAAGTATCTGTCCTGGAAGGCAAAGGAACAGGAATTAAGAAGAAGAGAGAAAGAATCACGGCCTTATTACTCAAACGCAAGAAAAGCGATCATAAGAAACCGCCAGATGAAAAGAAAGAGCGGTAGGCAGATATGATTGATCCATGCAAAGCCTGTGCAGAGATAATCTGCATGGGCATTTGTGCCGATCAGGTGCAATACAAGCAAGAGTATCAGGAGATGGCGGATCGGATAAGGCAGCAGATAATAAATCGTAACAGGAGGGGAGAACGTGGACAAGAACGTACTGATCCAATACACAGACATGATTGAAGAAGTAAAAGATATAAGAAAAAGAATCTTGCAAACAGAGAAGCAGATCAGCAGGATTGAGGAAGAAGGAACTGTAAAAGACACAGTGAGCGGTGGTATGGGTGGAATACAGCACTTTGTTGTTGAGGGTATGCCAGTACCAGAACTTAGCAGAAAGAAACTGCTGCTCAATAAACGAAAAGCTATGTTGATTGAAAAAGAGAATGAACTTCTGGAACTCATGAATCAAGCGGAAGAATATATAAATAGCATTGAGAAGAGCGAACTAAGAATGATGTTTAGATTTTATTACATTGATGGCATGACGTGGCTGCAGGTAGCACATAAGATGAATCAGTTACACCCTAAAAGGCGAGTAGCTTATACAGAAGACAGCTGCAGAATGAGAAATACAAGATTTTTTCAAGAAAATTAGAAAATGTTCGGTCACGTTCGCAAAAAATAGGCTAATATATAGGCTAGAGCGATTAGATGAAGCGATACTTCATAAATGTTCCTTTTTCTTGCTAATAAAAATACGTACAAAATACGCATAAAATTATTGACTTATACGCATTTTGTACGTATAATGAACATATAAATTAAAAAAAGGAGAGTTTTTCATGAAGAGAAGAGATTTGATTAAACTCCTTGAAAAAAATGGATGGTATTTAAAACGGAATGGTGGGAACCATGATCTATATACAGATGGTAACAGAATTGAGCCAATTCCAAGACATCCAGAGATTAAGGAGCGATTAGCTAAATCTATTATCAAGAAACTGGGGCTTTAAGCCCCAGACTTGGTGGATTCATGAAAAACAAAAATGAAAAAAGGATCAAACGGCAAGATTTTAGGAGGAACGGAAACATGGCAAAGAAAGTAGCGTATCCGGTTATTTTAAAACCGGATCAAGAAGGGTATTATGTAGAAATCCCTGATTTTGATATCGCTACAGAAGGCGATACAATAGCAGAGGCTATGGAAATGGCCAGAGATGCTATTGGATTGATGGGGATTGATATGGAAGATGAGAAAAAAAGTCTTCCAGAACCAAATTCAAAAGCTCAAAATGTAGAAGCAGGAGACACAGTAACACTTGTAGATGTAGACTTTACAGAGTACAGAAAGAGAGTGGATAATAAAGCAGTTAAGAAAAACTGTACAATTCCATATTGGATGAGTGTAGAAGCCGATAAAGCGGGAATTAATTATTCACGAGTATTACAAGATGCAATTTCTAATATATTAGGAGTTGCGCGTACAACAAAAGGTTAATCAAATCTCAAAATATATTGAATTAAGCACCTTCGGGTGCTTTTTTCGTGCATAAATTTAAGGACCTCTAGCTCAGCAGGTCAGAGCAGTCGGCTCATAACCGATCGGTCCAGGGTTCGAGTCCCTGGAGGTCCATTTAAGAAATAAGAAAGAAGGTGGTAATGTTTGAATGAAGAAAAAAACTACATATTGGCAGAGTCTGATTACGTAGCCGGAATGAAGTATAAAGACATTGCTGCCAAGTATGGAGTCTCGATGAACACTGTGAAATCGTGGAAGAAACGATACGCATGGTCGAGGAACAAAAAGACAGGATGCATCCAAAAGGGGTGCACACAAAATAAAAAGGGTGCACACAAAAAAGAAGCCGTTGCGGAGGATGTAAGTCAGGTCGTGATCAACGATGAACTTACCGATCAGCAGCAGCTTTTTTGTTTGTACCAATCCAGAATGTTTAATTATACGAAAGCTTACATGAAAGCTTATCCAGGATGTACTTATGCATCTGCTGCCGTATTAGGAAGCAGGCTTATGAAGAATCCAGTGATCAGAAAAGAGATTGAACAGCTAAAGCAGAATCATATGAACAGGGAACTGTTAAAGCAGGAAGATATCTTTCAAAAGTACATGGATATTGCGTTTGCAGATGTGACAGATTATGTATCGTTTGGGCGAGAAAATATTCAAGTTATGGGTGCTTTTGGTCCAGTAATGGTAGAAAACAAAGAAACTGGAAAAAAAGAAGTTCTCGAAAAAGAAGTCAATACTGTGAAATTCAAACAATCTGAAGATGTTGATGGAACGTTGATTATGGAAGTGAAGCAAGGAAAAGACGGAGCGAGTATTAAGCTGGTTGATAAGATGAAAGCTTTACAATGGCTTGCAGATCATATGGATATTGCTACAGTTGAACAGAAAGCTAAGATTGAGCAGATCAGAGCTAAGACAGCGATCATGTCCGGAACATCCGAAGAAGAGACAGAAGACGATGGATTCATCGAAGCCTTAAAAGGTGAGGTGGCAGATGTATGGGAAGAAGAATAAAGAAAGCTGTCTTTAAGTTTCGGCCGTTCTCTAAGAAGCAGAAAAAGATACTTACCTGGTGGCTGCCAAATTCTCCAGTACATGATCAGGATGGAATCATAGCAGATGGAGCAATCCGATCGGGAAAGACAGTTTCTATGTGCTTATCTTTTGCAATGTGGGCAATGGAAACATTCAACGGCCAAAACTTCGGTATGTGTGGGAAAACGATCGGTTCTTTCCGGAGAAACGTACTTTTTTGGTTAAAGCTTATGCTTAAGAGTCGAGGATACCACGTTGAAGATCACAGAGCTGATAACTTAGTTGTTATCCGAAGAGGTGGCAAAGAGAACTATTTCTATATCTTCGGTGGAAAAGACGAGCGATCACAGGATTTGATACAGGGTATTACTTTAGCAGGAGTCTTTTTTGATGAAGTTGCATTGATGCCTGAATCTTTTGTCAACCAGGCAACAGGACGTTGTTCCGTTGATGGATCAAAATATTGGTTTAACTGTAACCCAGATGGACCTTATCACTGGTTTAAGACTAATTGGATTGATCGTGCAGATGAAAAGAAACTTGTCTATCTACATTTCACAATGGACGACAATCTGAGTCTATCTGAGCGAATTAAAGCAAGATATCGGGCGATGTATACCGGAGTGTTTTACAAGCGCTATATCCTAGGTCTGTGGGCCGTAGCCGAGGGAATTATTTACGATATGTTCAATACAGAAAAGCATGTTGTAAAAGACCAGCAATCAGTAGTAGGCAGTAAATACGTCAGTGTCGATTATGGTACACAGAATGCGACAGTATATCTTCTGTGGGAAAAGAATCACAAGGGACAGTGGGTTGCTACAAAAGAATATTACTATTCTGGCCGAGATGAGACCACGCAGAAGACCGATGGAGAGTATGCAGATGACATGGAAGAGTTCCTGGAAGGAATCAATGTTGAATCAATCATTGTCGATCCGGCAGCCGCATCCTTTATCGCAGAACTTAAGAAACGAGGATTTAAGGTTAAGAAAGCAAAGAATGATGTACTTGATGGTATTCGATTTGTCGGAAATCTGTTAAATCTAAGTGTATTACAGTTCTCTGAATGTTGTAAAGAAACAATCAAAGAGTTCGGTTCTTATATCTGGGATGACAAGGCATTGGAACGTGGAGAAGATAAACCAATTAAGCAGCATGATCATTGCATGGATGCGGTAAGATATTTCGCTTACACAATTGTGCGACGTGAACGAAAATGGAGTTGATATAAATGATAAAAGAAATTATTGAGCGAATAAGGCAGGTGATAAGAAAAATGCTTGGAAAAGAAAATATCAGGGATGCGATCGGAGTTGATGTTGCCGTATCAGACAAGATGGCAAGAGAAATTGATCTCTGGTCGAAGATGTATAAAAATCAACCGCCGTGGAAAAGAAAAGAACTGAAACTTTGCGGATTACCTGCAGCTATTGCCGGAGAATTTGCAAGGCTTGTCACACTGGAATTAAAAACAGAGATCACAGGGAATAAGTTTCTCAACGATGAATACCAAACTGTGATTGATAATATACGAACCTATACGGAATATGCCTGTGCAAAGGGTGGACTTGCAATGAAGCCTTACGTGTCGGATGGGCATATAGAAGTGGACATGGTTCAGGCCGATCGGTTCTTTCCTGTAAAATTTAATTCCAGAGGAGAAGTTATTGCAGCAGTATTTATGGAAACTGTCACGATAGGAAAACAGGTATATACAAGACTGGAATATCATCGACACGATGAAAAGACGGCTACATACTACATTATCAACAAAGCTTTTGTAAGGCAGGACCTTGATAACGTTGAGGTGTTAGGAAAAGAAGTACCGCTTAGTGCTGTACCGGAGTGGGCCGATCTTGAAGAAACTGTCACAATCATAAATGTGAAGAAGCCGTTATTTGCATATTTCAAGATTCCGAATGCAAATAACGTTGATGATTCATCTCCGTTGGGAGTATCTGTATATTCCAGAGCGGTAGATGACATCAAAGAAGCGGATTATCAATGGACGAGGATATTATGGGAATTTGAGGGATCTGAATTAGCAATTGATGGAGACGTTAGCTTATTTAAGCGAAAAGAAAACGGAGAATTTGACCTTCCAAAAGGAAAAGAAAGACTTTTCCGAATGATGGATTTTGACGATGATAAGGAGCAGTACAAGGTATTTGCACCGCCGATCCGTGATAAGAGCCTTATCAATGGATTTAATGCGATTCTTCGTAGGGTAGAGTTTAATTCTGGATTGGCATATGGAACTCTGAGCGATCTGAACACAGTTGATAAGACTGCAGAAGAGATTAAGACAAGTAAACAACGATCATACAGCACAGTATCTGATATTCAAAAAGCTTTGCAGAAAGCATTAGAACAATTGATCTATGCAATGGATGTGATCGCACAACTTTCAAATCTAAATGGCGGTAAGAAGTATGAGGTCAGTTTTGACTGGGATGACTCCATTGTGATAGACAAAGAACAGGAACTGCAGAGTATGCAGCAGGATGCAACAGCGGGATTGATCCGAAAAGAAATATACATTGCGGCCAAGTATGGAGTTTCTGAGGAAGAAGCATTGAAAATGATGCCGGCACAGGATGATCGCTTCAATATCCAGGAAGAGTAGGTGATCATAGATGCTTGATCCAAAGTATTTGGAACGCTTCTCTGATCAGTTACTTGGCATTATTGACACTCTGACGATAGCAATCATATCCGATATGGCAAAAAGAATCGTAAAGATGGGGAGTGCGTCAGAATCAACAAAGCATCAGGCTGAGGTTTTACAGAATGCTGGTCTTGTTTATAAAGATACGATCAAGCGAGTGAGTCAGGTATCAGGATATCAAAAGCATGAAGTTCAGAGAATGTATGAAGAAGCAGGTGTTAGGAACTTAAAGAACGAGGCTGTATATTACAAACAGGCAGGCAAAGAAGATATTAAGTTAAATCAGTCCAATGGAATGCAGAGAATCTTGCAAGCAAATATCAGAAAAACATGCCAGGAACTTGATAATCTCACGATGACAACCGCAGTAAGATCACAGTCAGCTTACATACAAGCTTGTAATAGAGCACAGATGAAAGTTAGTTCTGGAGCATTCAGTTATGACAAAGCAATTGCAGATGCGATCAAAGAGGCAGCAGTGCAGGGAACAGAAGTCTTATATCCGTCACAGCATGTCGATAAATTAGATGTCGCAGTAAGAAGAGCTGTACTTACCGGAGTAAACCAGACTGCAGCAGAAATGAACTTGCAATACGCAAAAGATCAGAATTGTGATTATGTTGAAACAACTGCACATGAAGGAGCAAGACCGGAACATGCCGTATGGCAAGGGAAGGTCTTTTGTTTATCTGGGACTGATCCGAAGTATGAAAACTTCTATGAAGCAACAGGATATGGAACAGGGCCAGGTTTATGTGGTTGGAATTGCCGCCATAACTTCCATGCATTTTTCCCAGGAATATCGACGCCAGCATATACGCAAGAGATGTTAGATGATTATTCTGCAAAGAATGTTGAATACAATGGAAAGCAATTTACAGAGTATGAAGCGGGTCAGATGCAGAGAGGTCATGAACGACAGATCAGAGAGACAAAGAGGAAACTTGCTGGATATAATTCAGCGATCAGTGAAGCGAAAGATGATTTAAAAAATACTTTACAGAATCGGTTTAATGAAGAATCTGTGAGATTAAAGAAACAGGAAGCAGCATTAAAAGTTTTCTGCAAAGAAACAGGAAGGCGATATGAGTCTGCAAGAGTTCAGATCCATGCGGTGAAGAACAAAGCAGGAGATATCGTTGGATTCAACCGAAGTGTAGCACAGAAGGCTGTATGGCAAGATCGAAAGAATACCTTTAAGAATCAAATGTCTAAACAGTTAGAAAAACTGGCAGAAGAAGAAAAGAAGGCAATCTGGCGATATACTGGTAATGCAGCGAACCGAGTGAACAGTGCAATATATTCTGGAAAACAGCAAAGAATTGATCAGGAAAAAGGATTTATGGATCTGTTGGATTCTGCATTAAGTAAAGGTACTACAGAACATAAAATGGTAGTTCATCGTGATACGATTCCAGAATATTTAAATGCATTTCCAAAAGGTTTTCAATATTCCGAAGAGGATATAAAAAGAATGAATGGAATGACCTTAACGAATAAAGGTTATACATCTACATCTTTTCATGACATAATGTATCAGGGGAGAAATGTTCATCTTGAAATTGAGATCCCTAAAGGGTATAAAGGCTGTTTATATATAAAAGATGTCGCAACTGAAAAATACAAAAATCAAGAAGAAGTGTTGTTTAAACGAGGCTTTCAGTATAAAATAAAAAGTGTAAATAAAGAAAAGGACAGATACTATATCAAAGCGGAGGCTGTTTTATGAGTGGAATAGGATATTATTATGATGAAAATGGTGTGAAACAAGAAATGGAAATAGGTCCGAGTTTTGATGACTTTCCTGGAATGGCAAAAGTGACAAGTCCTATACCAATATGCCATGCATGCAGAAAAGCAGATTTTGATGAAAAAGGTTATGAAACTTTATGCAAAGTATACGGGAAGATACCAAACAAACACTTAAAGGCCAAAGATTATAACTGCCCATATTTTGATAACGAAAACAATGGATGGTATCAGTTGATAAAAGATAAAGTAGAAAAAGCGAAAGGTGAGAACAATGGATAACTTTAAAGCTGTATATAAAATCTTATCAGCATTGGAAAAAGCAATGGATTATCCAGAATTTGATATCAACGATGTTGGGCCGGAAGCCTTAGGGGTTTCCAAAGAACGCTGGGCACGATATATAGAGATGATGGTTGATGTCGGATATATCAAGGGTGTAAGTATGAAACGTGATATCACAGGAGCAACAAGAATCAATGCAAGTGATGTTAGAATTACATTAAAAGGTCTTGAGTATTTACAGGAAAATTCAATGATGAAAAAAGTATATAATGCCGTGAAAGGAATCAAGGATATAACGCCAGGTCTATAAATATGTACCATCTGATCAATATCAGGTGGTATTTTTATACGAAATTTTAAGAAAGGAGCAGTGCAGCATGAAGTCAACAGAATAGAAAGGACGGTGATCCAAATATCTCCCGGCAGCAGGGTTAAGCTGCAGAAGACGCGCAGAGAGATCTGGGTGTTATTTTTATGCAAAGAAACAACATTGGTCAGTTGATCAGACCTTAAACAGTCGGTTCGTGGCGGTCGGTTACACGCCTAAAACAACCTAATACGAAAGGAGAACGAGCAACATGAAAACAGAATTTTTAAAAGAGCTAGGACTTACCCAGGAAGTGATCGATAAGATCATGGCCGAAAACGGGAAAGACATCGCAGCAGAACAGAAGAAATCAGAAAAGATCACTCAGGAGCGAGACAGCTACAAGCTGAAATCAGAAAGTCTTGAAACTCAGGTAAACGATGCAAATGAAGAAATTCAGAAGTTTAGGGACATGGACATTGACGGCATCAAGCAGGCAGCAGATGACTGGAAAGAGAAAGCTGAGAAAGCAAAGAGTGATGCAGATGCCCAGATTTCAGAATTGAAATTTGATTATGCATTATCTGCAGCATTGACAGGAGCGAGAGCTAGAAATAGCAAAGCGGTCAAGGCATTACTTGATATGGATGGACTGAAATTAAACGATGGAAAGATCATCGGTTTAGATGAACAGCTGTCACAGATCAAGGAAGAAAACGGCTTTTTGTTCGAAAGTGATGAACCTGCACCAACGATCGTTAAAGGAACAAATGGTGGTTCTGGCGGTATTGGTGGAAAGAAACCAAGTGAAATGACATATTCGGAACTCTGTGACTATATGGAACAGAATCCCGGAGCAGAGATTTAAATAAAGGAGTAAAAAATGGCAGGAGAAAAATTTGATTCTAAATCATTCAATCCTCAGGCATTCGGTGCCTACACAGAGAGGATTCCAAATTTAAAAAAGAACGAGCTGATCAAGTCCAGAGCCCTAAAAGGTAATCAGGATATCAAAAACACGTTCAGTTCTCAGACAGGAACAGTATATGCAGTATTGCCAATGCATGGTCTGATCGGTGGAGCAGCACAGAACTATGATGGTGAGACAGATCTTAAGTCTGAAAACACAGACACATTTGAAAGAGGTGTTGTTGTAGTTGGTCGTATGAAAGGATGGACTGAGCGAGACTTTTCAGAAGATGTTACAGGTGGTGTAAGTTTTATGGACAATGTTGCAGCACAGGTCAATGATTACAAAGCTGATCTTGATCAGACAACATTAGTAAAGATTCTGGATGGTGTCTTTGCAATGACCGGAAAAGAAAACAAAGTCTTTGTTGATAAACATACATCTGATATCACAGAAGTAACAGCAACTGACAAAGATGGAAACGTAAAGAACGTTGTACAGGCTGACACGTTAAATACAGCTTTACAGAAAGCAGCAGGAGATAATAAGTCTAAGTTTACGATCGCGATCATGCACAGTGCGGTAGCAACAAACCTTGAAAATCTGAAGCTGTTAAAATACATGACACAGACAGATGCAAATGGAGTTGAAAGAGACTTAACTCTTGCGACATGGAATGGTCGTCTGGTTCTGATCGATGATTCCATGCCAGCAGAAGAAGTTGCTGCAGTAGAAGAAAGTGGAACAAAGGGAGAGTCTGGTTATGTTGCAGCACAGGAAGCTTACACAAAATATACAACTTATGTATTAGGTGATGGGGCTTTTGACTATGAAGATATCGGCGCAAAGGTGCCATATGAAATGCATCGTGATCCAAAAACACATGGTGGAGAAGATACTCTGTATATGAGACAGAGAAAAGTATTTGCACCATACGGAATTTCGTTTACTAGAAAATCTATGGCTGCAAAATCCCCAACAGATGCAGAACTTGCTGATGGATCTAACTGGACACTGGTTGATAACGGAAAAACAAATTCCGATAAGAAAGTGATCGATCACAAAGCAATTCCAATCGCAAGAATCATTTCCAGAGGGTAGGCGGTGATCCGGTATGGTGGAATATGCAGACAGGGATTTTTATGAAAATACATTTCATGGCGAGATCATACCGGAGAAAGCTTTCCCTAGTATGATCTTAAAGGCGAGTATCTTTGTGAAGTTTCTTACTTTTTCCAGAGTCGATGATATGACAGAGATTCCAGAAGAGGTAAGCTTGGCCACATGTGCGATAGCAGATGTGATGTATCAGGATGGAATGAGAAAAGATGATGCAGGAAGGGAGATTGCAAGTGAGAACAACGATGGATACAGCGTAAGTTTTGTGACGAGTCAGAGCAAAACAACAGGCACTGTGGAGCATCGTTGTAAGAAAGCAGCATATCCTTATCTTGCACATACGGGACTCTTGTACAGGGGGTGTGGACCATATGATGACAAATGCAGATCTGACGATCTATAACAATCGTGGAGTTGATAAAAAGACAGCACGAAAGCTTTATTTAAAGACTCAGATCAAAGGTGTCAGTTTTTACACAAAGCAGCAGACAACTGTTACCGATCAGGGACTTAGTTCTGCAGATATGTATCAGATCCGCATTCCTTTATCTGCAGATACGGAAGGGAAAGAATACATTGATGCTGATAAGTATCGGGAATTATCTGCAGAAGAAGCAGAAAAATACTGGACGATCAATAACGGAGATCTGTTTGGAAAAGGATTGTTAGAAGATTTTGAGAAAGAATCAGAATTTTTAAAGCAGCAGCACACAGGAAAAGTATTATCGTTTTCGGATAACCGGAGAGGAAGTTTGCCACATTGGAGAATCGGAGGTGCTTAAATATGGGAACACAAGTTAAAGTCGAACTTTCGCCCGATCAGATCTTAAAGACAAGAGGTCTTCAAGTTGGTGGACCCGCACAAAGATTTTTTACCGGAGAGTTCCGAAGAAAGATGGATCCATATGTTCCATTTTTAACCGGAGTATTAAAAGATACTGCAATAGAAAATGTGGACTCAATCCAGTTTGTAACTCCATATGCACAAAAGCAATATCACGAGAACAAAGGGAATGGACTTCGTGGCAAAGAATGGGATCAAAGATGTTGGGCAGACAATGGAGATCAGATTGTTCAGTCTGTTGCAGATTTTGTAGGAGGTAAAGCAGAATGAGTGTGATCGCAAGTGTGAGAGCATTTATCCAGGACTATCCAGGATTATCAGCATTCGATGATCTGGTGGGCGTGGAACATCTTCCGGAGGATACAAAAAGTTATGCGATTGAAGCATCTGTAACATCACAGCCAATCAAAAGGCGGTATATTAACGGTGACACAGAACGCCGTTTTAATTTTGTCCTGGCAAGCCGTGAGTACTTCGGGGCAGACGTTGCAGAGAATATTGACGTAGCAGAGTTTTACGAAGATTTCTCAGACTGGTTGGAACGATGCACAATCAATAACGAACTTCCGGAAATGGATAAAGGAAAAAGAGCAATTAAAATACAGGCACTGACAAATGGCTATGTGTTTAACGCAGATGCGACTAAAGCACAGTATCAGATTCAGTGCCAATTAATTTATTATCAGAAATTAGGAGGAATATAAAATGGCAGAAACAGCAAGCAAAACAGTAAAACAGCGTTATCAGGAAGCATCTTATTTAAAGGTGTCTGAAGCGTTTGAATTAATGGGAACTGGTTTTACAGAGTTGAACGAAGATCCAGGAGCACAGACAACGAGCAAAAAATATATCAATGATAAATCATCCACATCAAGCATTACAAGTTATGAAGGTGAGCACGGATTTACAGCCGATCAGATTCCAAGCGAAAAGGTCATTAAAGATCTGGTCAGTATTGGCAAAGAGAGAAAAACAGGAGCAGATGCAGAACGTGAATTTGTTCGCGTTGATCTGGATGAAAAAGTAGAGGGAGATACAACTGGGACAGTATTCAAAGCACGTATGTTTACCGTAGCTGCTGAAATTTCAAGTTTCTCTGATAATGACGGAGAATTACAGGTTGAGGGAACACTTCACGACAAAGGAGATCCTGTTATGGGTAAATTTGATACAAAGACAAAGACATTTACACCGGATTCAGCAACGGAGTAAACGAAAGCGAAGCTTGGAATTAGAATTAAGGAGTAAGATATATGTTTATTTGGAATGGAGAGAAGCTTGCATTTAATTTTCTGGATGCAGATATGATGAAGAAGTTTAATGATGCAAGCAAAGAGATGTGGAAGGAACTTGGAGAGTACGAAGAAAAGAATGTAAAAGATGGAATGATGGGTCCAGAAGGCGTTGCAAACGAGTCAGAAATCATGAGTAGGTTTTTTGATGCAGTATTTGGAGAAGGTTCTGCAGATAAAATCTTTACTGCTAAACATGATCTGACAGAAAGAACGAAAGCAGTTAAGAAGCTTTATTCTATCAGAGATTCACAGTTAGCAGATCATGAAAAGAGAGTCAATGAACTGTCTAAGTTGTTAGGAGCTGAATGATCAGAAGAGAACTCCCGGTGTCAGTAGATATCGGGAGTGAAACATATAAGATTGATGCTGATTTCAGAACAATCATGAATGTTGAAGGGATTATCTTTGGAAAAAAAGTTACAGATGATCAAAAGAAGTTTGCAGCAGAGATGATGAAAGAGATCGATATTGAAGAAAAAGATGCGATTCAAAATGCAAAATATTATGATGCGCTAAAGCTCTTTTACAAAGATAATGTTCCGGATGATCTGGAAGAAGCTATGGAAAAAATGCTGTGGTTTTATTCCTGTGGTAAGGAAGATAAACAATCAAAAACAAAAACAAAGAAAAAAGTGATCAGCTTTGAATATGATTTTGATTATATCAATGCAGGGTTTATGCAGGATTATAAGATTGATCTGTTTGAAGTTGATTTCTTGCATTGGTGGAAGTTCATGTCATTATTTAGTGCCCTG